TATGGGTGGTTGATTGACTACTACCGGTAGTAAACTATAATTTGTTTGGTTTTCGTTTATTGTAGATGTTGGGTAGGTGGTAATGCTTCCAGTAGTTGTTGCTGAAACATTATCATTAAGGTCTCCTACTAATGTGCCATCTGCATATCTCATTATCCACGAGTAACTTTAAAAATCCACTTATTATCATATATCTGATAAGCTGATGCTGAACCTGAATTAGGAACTTTAAATAGTAGCTTATAGTATCTTTCTGGCTGAAAGCTGTCTAAATGCATTTTTATGTAGTTACTTGTTGCGTCAGCGCTAAGTTTGGTGTAATCGCTAAAATCTATCACTACATCATCACTTTGAGCACTATACACAGCATATTGTGTTTCTGCAGGTAATCTATATCTTGTCAAATATCCAGATGCTGTTTCAAAAGTATCTACTGGAAATTTGTATCTTGCTGATATTCTTATTACAGGAGTTGATGTTTCTGTGTATGTGTGTTTTAAGTTGACTGGTATAATGTTGATTTCTTCGTCTGGGTTTATAAGAGATAAAGATCCAGTTGTTATACTGTCATCAAACCTTGCTTCTAGTACTGGTAGATAAACCGTATGAGTATCTTTACTAAAGAATTTTAAACTATTAAATATGTTTGCTGATGATTCGTCTGTTAAGCTCTTTTTTAATATGAATCCTTTAAAGTCTATTGAACCTGATTGTACTTGTCTAATAATGCTAGTCACATCCATGTCAATATCTGACGTAGTGTAACTAAACGATTGAGATGCTACACTTCCTGTGTACCATGTACCACCACCAGGTGTTGTTACCCAAGATGCTGTTGCATTTACTCCAAAAGATGCTGTTTGCCAAGCACTTGTTAAATCGTCTGCTGTGGTCTTGTATGTCCAACTAGCTCCAGTAGTTGTTTCTGGATAGTTACCGTATCTTCCAACACCCATACTCCAACTACTACTTACTGGATAGCAGTATAGGGTATAGTCAGAAGGGATTTCATTTGCCTCAGCTACATACAATTTTAAACTATAAGAGAAAAGTTTGGCATTATATCCTAAGGATGATATGCTTTGCGAAATTGCTGTGTAGTCAAAATCAAGTAGTGTTCTTGAATTGTAGCTGCCAGTACCAACTATAGTTTTGCTGATCTCTAGTATAGCGTCTAAACCAGTATTCTTTTGAGGATACTGCTCATATATTGTTGTGTCCTTGGTTGGATAAAATCTTAATATCATAATTAAAATGTTGCTATACGTCCTTTAATATCGTTATTAGGGTACTTCACTTCAAATATAGCTGGATCTAAACTCGGATATACGATACCATTTCTAGTCGCTTCATTTATTGCATAGCTTACATTGCTGTAGCCTGCTACCTCATCATTGAGATTTTTGATCTTTATTGTAGTTACAGTTTGTACACCTCGAACTCCTAATAAAGTGTTAAATAAATCGCTAAAGATAATTGGTTGATTAATTTGCCATCTATCAATTTCAAACATATGTTTTAATGCTTCAATGCAGCCTAAAATAACTTCGTTTGCATTAAATTGTGGTAAAGGTACTACCTCAAAATCAATACCTATATTAATAATATATGCATTTCTAAAGTTAATACTGTCTGTCAACATTCTATACTGACTTAAATACGTCTTTAGATTCTCTTTAACAGCTCTATTAACTGTAGTAAGATTCTTGCTGTTATTGTATCCAAGCATGTACATATTCATTGCTAATGGATTTGCTATGACATCTCCTACTTCAGAAGTTCCTATGTTGTTTTGTTCGTCAGGTGTGATATACACTTTTGCAACACTTCCATATACATTTGGCATTGTAACAGCTCTGTTTTGACTTGTTAGTTGTGCAAGAGCTCTTTGTCTAATCTCATCTACCGATTCAGCACTACGACCACCACTTGCTGCAATTGGATTATTTATTGCAACTGAGTTTATTATTGTGGCATTTAATCCAGTTGTAGTGCTTGGTAAGTTTGTTGAGGTTGTGTTAATTGAGGTGATTTCTGTAATGGTATTACTTGGTACATTTGCACTTACGCCACCACCTATTAAGTAGGTTATTGTAAGTGTTGTATTAGATGGCGAAATACCATAAGAGGTTGTAAATACTGGTGCAGCAGGATCTATTGAGGCATCTATATCATCCTTACCTGTTGGTAAAGATAAACCTATATTCTCTGGAGTTGCTAACAACTCTTCGTCTGGAGATGAACTTACACCAGCACCAAATTGAATTTCAATGCCTGTAGGGGTTGTACGTGTTACAAATCGTCTTGGAACACGTTTTAATTTTAATAAGTATGGAGTTTCTTGACTAGATGTTGCTGCATCTGGGTCATTGTAGGATGTGTTTTCAACTTTTTCAAAAATAGTATCTTGTGCTAAATAAGGAACCTCATACCATATATTATCATTTGAATCCACTATTGAATCGATACCAATTATACTAGGGTCTTCTACAATTGTTTTAAAAAACTTAGTAGGGCTAGTTACGGTTACGGTTGTTGTTTGTGGTGTTGCTGATATTGCTTGAACTGTTTTTTTAGCTAAAAAGTAGTTTGGAGCTCCATTTGCATCAATACTATATACACTTATTGTGGTAGGATCAAAAACATTATTGACAGTAAAGTCAATACTATTCTGTGCTATAAATTCTATACCTCCTGCTGCACTTCTTGCGCGCATTCCAGATTCAATCTTAATTGCATAGTTCAGATCAGGCACAACATTAGCGCCACTTCCAGATGCAGGCATTAGTTGATACACATCTATATCTACAATTGCTGGTACACTTAGTTTTGGTTTATATCCCATTGCAGCTGCTATTGACATAAGGCTCTCTGTTTCAGTAGCATGCAATAACAATGACTCTTTAAACTGGGAATCTATGTAATAGTTCAACACATCACCTACATAAGCAGCCATCTCAACAAACATCATTCCTGGTGATGTCTCGTTAAAATCATTGTAAGTAGTTGGGTAGTATGTTTTAGTAAAATCAATTAGACCCTGTTTTAAAGAGTCAAAATCTCTACCTAAATATTTAATATCCTTCGATGTATTTTTTTGTGTGTTGGCCATACTATGTGTTCGAATTATTTAGAATCTCCAGCTGAATAGATCTTGTATCAGTCGCATTACCACTTAAACTTATTGTCATTTTAAGGTTTATGCGATTTTGATCCTCGTTAGGTGTAACTAATAACTCATTAATAAATATGTACGGAAGCCAATAGTTGAAGTTACTTCTTATATTTGATTCTATAGAAGTAACCAAATCCTCTGTAATATTCTCAAATAATATGTTACTTAGATCACAACCTAAATTTGGTTGCATTATTCGTTCACCTTTATTTGTTAATAATAAATTTCTAGCATTAGCTAGTGCCTGATCTATAGAAAAATAAGTTTGCTGAAATAAACCACCCACACTAGCCATCATAGGTAGATCAATGCCTATCGCTGTACTTAGTTCAAAGTCAATTGGGTTTATTTTAATTTCAACTGCCATTAAGATCTGTAGTTGTTACTTGCTATTTGCTCAGCTGTTTTTAATACTTGAGAATAATCTTTTACAAATATTGCTGTTGGATCATTACTTATTGCAGCTCTCATACTACTGTTACCTGCAAAGGATGGTACATCGTCTGATGTCATCATGCCCATATTCATTTCTGGCCATTCTTCTTCTTGAGGAGCTTGTTGCATGCTTCGAGCTGTTTCTTCTAGTATGGACTTTAATGGTCCATCAAACTGCACTAGTGGTTGAGTTCTTTGTGGTCTTGCAGTTGGTGTTGTTGGTTTTTTTGTAACAGTTGGTTGTTGTTTTTCCATAAGTAAAGGTTTTAAAGCCTTTAACTCCTCTTTCACGACAGTTCTTACTTCTTCACGAATTACTTTTCGCATTAGATTTATAAATTCTGATCCTTTCATGTTTGTTTTATATATAAATAGTTAGTGTTTTAAATGTAGCCATTAAATGGTAGTGGTGGAATCAAAGTATTTAGAGGTGGTGTAACTAATCCAAACATACGTTGAAGCTGTCCTTCAAAACTACGTGCCATCTCTCTTATCATTCCTGAAGCTCCATCTGCAATTGTAGCTTTTATTCTTCTAAACGAGCCTATGTTTATTACTGTATGTGAGCTTCCAGTAGGTCCTACCCAAGTTGCTCCTGTCCAAAAAGCTCGTGCAGCTAAACCAAGCATGATACTCATTGCAATAGCATCTGGATTTACTTCATTTTCTGTTATTTTTTTTAGATCCTTCTTAGCTTGCTCC